TCTCTTATTGGACCCCTCATATCAGCCTCAGTAAGGGTTTTAAATTTACGCGGAAGAGATTGCAAGAAAGTACGCACTTCTTCATCAGTAAAAACTTTCTCACGATAAACTCTAACTTTGTCATAGTCAATAATTTCATGATCACTATCGTCCTTCTTCATGGGCAAAACATAACTTTCTGGCCACCCACTACATAAAGGATCCATACAAACTAACCCGTCATCACCTTCAAATTCAGGTGCCCTTCTCCGTCGCCCAATTGACGATGCACCACCCAGTCTATAACTATCTTGTAAACCATGCCAAAAGATATTGAACCACTTATCCAATTTCTGTTTAAAACTCATACCCATAGCATGAGTACCCACCTCTCTAACATGCTTCTCAGGAATACCTGTTATCTTAGAAACATGCTGAACTATAGTATCAACTACAGCCTTTGGAACTGTTTGCAGGGTGGGCAACTTCACAACCCTAGCATGTCCCAATTGAAGTTCCTTATCATCCACATCAACCAATTTATGAGCTACAGGAGGATTAGCTGGTTGCCAACCCCCAGCACTAATATCACCCAATTCCACAAGAACCTTACGTTTCCTACCACTAAAAGTAGGAGTTGGCCCTTGAAACAATCCATAAGCTATAGGAAAATACAATCTAAAATCGTCTCCAATAGTATGACCAATTTGAGTAAAAATTTCCGTTGCTGTATCGTTATTAATTGCTGCCAAAACTACATTCGCGTACTCACCTTGAGAAACAATAGTAGTACTAGGAATACTAATAACAGGATCCCTATGATAAAAAGGTATTTCAACTGTATGCTCAAAAGCCAAACCAGGTCTCCACACAGACGAACCTTGATAAAAAGCACTAACATCACTTATAGGTGCTGTAGTACTAACAATTGCGTCCGAAAAAGTCAGATCATAAAATTGAGGAAACGTAGCCAAAGTTACTCCCCTATTAGCTCCAACAGGTACTATATAAGTCACCTTATTAGAACCATTTGAAAAACAAAAAGAATTTCTTAGAAAATTATGTCTATCACCAAAGAAAGGTGGAAAACTCAAAATCTGTGACCAATTAGCCGTAGTTGGCACAGTGGAAGATTGAACAGCAGCAAAATCCATTCTTCTCAACAAATTATAAATTTGCATATGATCCTGAACCATTATACCTTCCAAAGTACTAACTGGCCCCTGGAAAATATCTTGCTCCGATGCTTTCTTAAGTGCAGAATCACTAGTAGTACCTTCCTGTCGGTCACCACCGCCTACAACATTTTCCATTTGTTCTACAATCTCCATCGTAATTGCTTGCTGAGTTCTTTTAAGTCCAATATACGGTTCATTAACCCTAAACCATATTGTACCACTCAAAGTATTTGCACCTCCTACTGGAATACGCAATGCATTCCAGGGTAAAATCTGTACCCTACCCATAACTGGCAACGAACCATTAGGATCCACACTTTCCAACGGAGTAACATAAGTCCACGGAATTTTCAATACAGCTGCTGTTTCACTAGCAGGATTAAAGAAAACATGAGGAAACTGAGTCCACGTAGAAATAGAACAGTGAGTGTAATCTATACCAACAGGTACATACATCATTATCAACAAACCCGCATACTGTATAGGAGCATTCATTCGAAAAGTTATATCAAATGTTCCACGAAAGAAAGCATGATACTGAATAAGACCATTAATAGAAATATCAGCAGCGGCCAATACGTCATGAGGTAATGATATTGTAGCCAAAGTTAATGGTAATGCATCCGAATCATCCCACGTAATTCCAGTTTGCAACAAATAATCACGCCCTATAATGGATTCAGTTGATGCAGAACCAACCTTTGCACCTCGATGAATCTGTAACATTTCAGATACAGAAATACCCTCGTTTGGCTCAGCGATCACAGGAGGAAGGTCCTCCTTCTTTTGCACTTCCATTTCTTCAAAAATAGCACTTCTGACATTATAATACATCAAACCTGGAGTTTTATAAGTTGGTGTCTTAAACGTAAAATCTGGACCAGCTCGTACATAAACATTAACATCTATCGTAGTCGCCACAGTATTAGGCGCCATTAAAGGATTTTGCACAAAAACACTCAATATACCAACATTCCCAATATTAACATAACTATCAGTATTTACTGCTGGACCAAAAGTAGAAGTAACACACTTCTTATACTCGGTTTCTCCAACATACTCAACCACGAATTCAACCCTGTTCTGTTGGGTTAAATCCATAGTAGTTGTAATCAAATTTCTACTTTGCGTTGCTGTAGGTGCTGCCAAAGAAGCAGGATTAAATGCAATTTGCAACTGCCCCTGATGAAACTTAGTACACACCGCCTCAAAAGTGTATACTAAAGAACCTTTCCAAAATTGAAACATATTTGCGTAATTACACAAAACGGTCTGATCATAAGTTCTAAGACCTCCACCATCAGTAAAATTAGCACAAAAATTTGGACTAACTCTATAACGAGCTTCTACAGCACCTACAGCATCTGTAGTTGCCCACTGGAAAATATTCAAACGGGAATTAATCATACATCGATGCAAAATATTAGTCACATCTATTTCCTTCCCTAACTTAAACATGGCAGACTCATCTTGAGATCTATCACTAGTAAATGCCAACTTCTTAGCCTTCCTAGAATGAGGCATGGCAATATCACTATCCCCGTGCGGCTCCATTTGTTCTTCCACATAAATTTCCTCACCATCAATAATAGGTTTAGAAACAATTATTCCCGACACATCCATTTGTTCTTGTATATCTAAACAATAAACTACTTCTACTTTCGCCTCATTAACTAAAGTCCTAATTTGACTTATTTTAGTTAACGCACCACGTGACAATTCAAGAAATTCGGCACGCAACTTATGTAACGCTTTCTCGTCATTAACTATTTTATTACAGTTCTTCAACCGTATCGCCATATTAGAAGTATACACAAACATTAACTCCTTTTGCTTCTTCAAACTCTTGATAATGCCATCTGAAATTGGCCCTTGCAAATAAAAATTCTTCCCAACAAGACTATCCATCTTTCTGACATTATTCAAAATACCAGTAACTTGATCAAAAATTTGATCTTTAAATTCACCTTTCCAAGTCCCAATAACATTGTGTACATTCCACGAGACTTCTTTTAAATAAATATGAATCAAATTTCTAATATCTGGTCCTACAGACTCTACATAATCATAGTAGGGCTTACTAGCACACACTTCAGCATCAACACTCGACTCCATTTGTTCTTCTACAAAAAGAACATCAACGTCGTCATCACCACCATTACTAGTTGGTGGATTGACATGTACACGATGAAGACACCAACAATCCTTCTCAGGCAGTTGTGTATACGGGCAAAAGGAGAAAATACGACGCACTCTACGCCAAATTTTCCTCAACTTCCCTTCAAGTTTTACGTTAACATTCTCTTCATAAGGCTCAACACACACAACATTTGGTCTTCTTCGCATATCCTTCCACCAAAAAGGATCCTCCCGTGATGGAGGAACAGTCGTCACTTTAGCTTCAACATCATCCTCAACAACACTATCATCAGAATCCTGACGAATCACAGCAAATGCATGCCATTGCAACTTTGGAAAGACACACTCCGCCTCACACGGCTGGTAACTGACAGGACGCATTAGATCTTCAAACTCTGCAAACTTTTCTCGAAAATCTTGACGAGCCTTCAACATAAAATCAGGTCCGACATGCACATACCCATCAGCCTCTTTCTGGCGAGCTATTCTCTCTCGTACCAAGTTCCACTTAAAATCACTAGTGGTAACTCTAAATTCTTTCTTCTCCTTCTTAGGGTGTCGCTTATTATAAGCAACATTTCTATCCTTGCGATACTGTCTCCATTCGGCATCTGAATGCCAAACATACGGCTTCTTTGACTGCACTGCAGCTTGTT